CTTTATAGTGCTGTGCGCAACATTCCTGGCAGCTCCCAGTGTTTGCGCTTTATTGCCTGTGGTGACCGCAGTGCATGAAGTATGGCAGACCTCGCCCTCGGCTCAGCCATGCTTATCACCTCGTTCGGCCAGCGCTCGAGAACCTCAGGGGGTATGTTGTACTTCATGCATACGGCGAACACGGATGCCGGCTGACGCTCCGACAACGGCATTCTTAGTCTGCGCAGTACAGCCATGGATGCAGGACTGGCCTGGACGTCAGGGGGCGTGCGTGTCCCCCCGTTATGTCTATCTGGCCAGATCTCGGTGGCCTGGTCGTATGCTTTGTTGAGCTCATGCCGCATGACAGACGAATAGGCGTCTTGTAGCCTCTCCTGGGTCACCTCAGCAATGAACTCTGGGGGTGCCAGTTTCCAATACTTCGCTTCTGTGCGCAGCAGGTCCTGCACGGCCTTTTGCGGGACATGTTCATTCGCCACTAGTTTGAGCCTTGGGACAACAGTTGGAGGCGTGTATCCCTGGAACTTCCACAGTGGGTGGCCCCCAGGTTCAGCCCACCCCCTGTACTGCCACCACTCCTTAGCTTTGAGTATGCCATGGGGCTTTGCCTGCATCAAATAGTCCATCACACTTACTGCCAGCGCCTGCGCCACCTTGCCAGGCACCCCACCAAGTACCAGATCCCAGGCATGGTCCTCGACCGCTGGCCCAGTACCTTTCAAGTCTCTGACAGGTGTCTTGTACCAGTTGCCAGAACAAAACGTTAGGATAGTGTGTGCCACGGGGTAAAATGGTTGACCTCCCGGGACCCGCATGAATTGCAAGAACTCGTCGGATCCACGAGACAGAAGTCCCTTCTCAACCTTTGACGTGAACCCCGCGCCATCTGAGACCATTGGGTGTACCACGGCCTGCCACCACTTATTGTAGTGTACGACTTCATCATCTCCACTCATCCGCTCGAACAACGGTTCTACCGTCTCATCATACATCCCAGCCACCAAATCCCTAACGCAGTCCAAATAAACCCTGTGGAGCAGAGTGTTGTCACGTGCAGTATTCCTGTGCCCTGAGTACAAACCACATGTGACTCGGCAATTGAGTGCTCCAGTGGCAAACATCCGCTTGTAAGATTCTGCTGTCCACAATTCGCATATGGCCTTGTGCACACACCTGGGTCTGCCTGACAGTCGGTACTCGTCCAGCCACGCTCGGCACAGCGATAGGCTGACTTCTGCCAAGTCGCCGGGTGAATGCAGAATATTGAAGTTCGTGTAATCGTTTGACACCTTGAAAGTGGACCCGTTCTCTGCGGCGATCCACAGTTTTATGTCCGCTGGCATCTGTGACAGTACCATGCCATCGAATGCTGTGTTGCGTTCCAAACCCTCAGAGGCGTATGCGGCGATGTGTGCACCCTCATCATCTTGTGCATACAGGGCCCTGTTTTTATATCCTGGCTCATGCTTTGTAGAGAGCCTGGCAATGCACCTTGGCGTGTGATTAAGCCATGTGACCAAATCACTCCTCCCCAGTCTCTCAACAGCAGCCTTCTTGGTTGGTCTCATCTGTAGATCAAATTCTGGCAAGTTTCTTAGCCCTTCCTTGATCACCCTGTGCTGTGAAGTGCTGCCTGATGGGGTATTCCGCGAGCGCCTGTCCCACCAAGACCACAGGTCTCCAGGCCGATCGCGGACAGCTCGGACACACTGCTGGGCAGCTGTCGCTAGCCGCAATTCCCGGCGTCGCTTATACCCTGCAGTGCTTATCCGGCGCTGTGTATCGAATGCCAGCTTCGCCCCACACTGGCCAATCCGGTCCTCCAGCTCCTGCGACCAGTCAGCTTCCTCCAGGTTGCGTCCACTCAGTGTTATGATTTTCCTTAGCCGCCATGCCCGAAACTGTTGCTGGCCGCTCTCACCAGTAAGTCGGCCAAGCAGACGCACCTCAGTTGCCCATTGCTTCAGTGCTGTGGGCCACATGTGCAGCTTGACCCGGTGTATTGGGAGCCTCGGGAGCAACCATCCAGCCTCAGGGGTGGTGGACCATATGAGCAGGGCAGCGACAGCAAATTCAAGCTCCCCTTGCTGGAAACTAAGTATCTCATCCACCCATGCACTTGCCCAGTGGACCGACTTGATCGCAGTTCCCACAGTCACCTTCATAATATCCTCAAATCCACGCGGCGGTGGTGAGAACTCTTGCCTCACCCCGGGCTTGCATGCTGGACCGTGCTGCACTTGCTCCCAGACGTGCTGCTCTTCTGGTGCCAACCGAAGCAGTTGAGCATCCTCAACCATGATGAATCCACCGCACCAATTGGTTCTGAGCGAGGCGCCGCAGCAAGCCCTACTTGCCACACTCGCCTGATAGAGGACCTTCATATGGGCTGGGCTGAGAAGCCTATCTCTCCAATAGCTGCTGCTGAGATCGGCACCACAGATTCTGCACTCGCTGGTGCTGCGGCTGTTCCAGAGTCTGCTGTAGACGAATCTTTTCCAGAACTCGCCGGCTGAAAATCCTGCTGGTCCAATGCTTCCATTTCGTCTGCCCAGGAAGTGGGCTGACGTGAGCCATCTTCTTCGGACAACCGTGCCGCAGCAGCTGCATGATCACCCTGCACCGCATGTGCTACGGCCTGCTGTATGGCCGTGGGGTGTGGAGCCTCACCCCGTGAGGCCAACAGTTCCCGCTGCTCCTCTTCTTCTGGTGTTACTGCTGGGCTTATGGCAAGGGCACTAGCTTGAGCAGTATAGGCACCAAGCAGGCTACGCAGTTCAGATGACTCACCATGGCCTGGTGCGGCAGGCAATATGTTCCTTATGAAGTCGCACATTTTGAGCGCGGTGTCGCGACGCAACCCAATTGGCACAGATTCAATGACTTCCGCTGGGGTGCGCCTCTTCAGTGCTGAGCGCATGCCATACCAGTTGGCGGCATGCTGCCCCCTCTCTGGGTCCGAGATTGGGAGGGTGCTCGACCGCAGGGGGTATGACCCAATGTCCAGCCCTGTAATCTCACCCAACAGCCTGGCTGACTCCTCGAGGGTCACGGGCACTGGATGCCGGATGCCAGTGCCTTCTGGGTGCCAATCATCGTCATCAGTTTTGGACCCGTGCGTTAATGGTGCTTGTTCCATTCTGCCAGAGTCTGACTCCCCTTCCTCCTCGACTTCTACATACCCGGGTCCGTCTTCTATGTCCGAATCGAAGTCCTCGAATCCAAAGTCTGCATCTGGGAAGTCTGCTACCATTTTATCCACTACAATCAGTGCCTGATTGAGCATCTTGCAATGCTCCACAGCTTTGAGGTACTCGAGTGGGTTGCCCACGAGCACGTGAGTGGCAATGGTGACATCGGACCTCTTAACCTTGGGGGCAAGTAGTGGGGCAGCCCTGTTGAAGCCGAGCTCTGTGGGCCCGGATATGTAGCGTCTTCTACCCTTGCGTGTTACCACCAAGAAGCGAATGGCTACTGGCAAGTGCATTATAGCACTTGCTATCTGCTGTGCACTGACAATGCCCACATTAGTGACCCTTTGCCACCCTTGCAGAGCACCATGAATGGTTGGCACGGCAGGTCGTAGGATGGCAGACACGCTGGATTCCGAGGCTAGAGCATCAGTCCATGGCAACAGGCATGCCATGGATGTGTAATGCCTGGTGTCGAGGAAAGTCTTGACCCCCCGCCCACCGGTTGTAACCCTGAGGTCCCTCAATGACCTGCCCATGGCACCCTCCCAGCCCAGTTGACCGCAAATTGTGCCGCAGTCGTCATTGAAAGCGCGAGTGTAGGTAATGGATGCAAGACTTGCCAGAAGGCACTTGTCAACATCATCCATGTCCTTAAAGGCATAGTGGGTGTCCACATAGTGGGACAGGTGTACAGCCGCTGATGCCAGCAGGTAGGTGGCTCTCAAGCAGCCCTCGACCAGCAGGCACTTGATGTTTGGCTCTTGGAATGATGGGGAGTGCAACCCTTCGCTGGAAACACCGTTAAACAGTGGTCCCAGTATCCCCGCTTTTAAGTTACTCTGTGGAAGGTTCCATACGAATCTGTCCCGACCCATCCATGCGGCCATACCCTCAGGCCTGTTCATTATGGTGGCAATGGTTTGGAATGCCTCGAGCAGCAAGTCCCAGGCATCATAGGTGTCTGCCAGTCGCGCTAGACACCGCCACATGTCCTCACGACTGACAGGTGCCCTGGTGGCCAGTAATTGGTTGTCTGCTGAGTAATACAGCATCGGGGATGCCATGGTTGGCCACATGGCACCAACCCCCTTGCGATGCTGTCTGAACGGGAACTTATCGGCAGTCAATGCAGCAGCAGCTGCCAGTATCCCGGCTTCGGACCGGTCGTCAATGCGCACGAATATCACGTCACACGGGTTGTTGGAATGGTTGTACAGAGCCGCATTGAACTGGTTTGGCCCCCACAATGGGCGCGCATCCTTTATATGTATGCCTGCCACGAGTGGTATACTCTGGGTTGGATTGAAGCCGGACATGGCAAGAGCATACCAAGCAGCGGCACCCCTCATGAACAACCTGAAAGGGGAGAAGCTCTCCCGCAACATTAGACCCATGTGGTCCCTGGACCCTTGGGTGAATTCAGACCGTTGTGCTTGGCCCATTAGCTGGTGTGAGGCTGCTAGTGCGCTCAGGTACGCTTGGTCGAAGCCAGCGTCAGTTGTCGACAGCCCTGCTACCGCTGGATGCAGGATGAGACTACGCTTGTCCCATGGCTGGCCAGCAGCAGTCCAGCAAATATCCATATTCTTAATCGGCTTCCATATTTCACCAATTACACTGGTATGTGCGAATGGCACCTCCTGTTTAGGGGAGTGCCATTTGACCCTGAAACGCATGTCAACATTGAACTCGTCATCCACAAGGGCTCTGGTGATGTCGCAGGTCTTTTTGGTGTTTTGTTCCCAAGAACCAATTGGTCCTGTGTGCACGATTCTAGAGGCCGGTACAGACAAGTCAGCCTTACTGATCAATCTCGCGATATTCTTTGTCTCAGGAATAAGTGTAATTGGGTCCATGTTTGTCAGGAGAATCGTACTAATCGATTTGTGGGTGGTTTCGCAGATTGTTGAGTAAACACTCAGGTGGCTTTGTGGCAGTTTTGGCGTTGGGAAGATTTGTGTCGGGAA